TGCTTTCACCTTGTAATTTAACTTCGCTTACAACATTATCTTTAGTTAATAGTAATTGTGATGAACCAGTACCTTCAATAATAACTTTGTATTTACCTTGTGTGTAATTAAAGATTGCTCTCATAGGTACTAAGAGTTCTCTTACATTCTCTAATACTTTTTTCTCACTATCTATAACTGCATTTGTTTCAAATAAGTTTATATCGCTTACTGCACCAGAATAAGGAGTTACTTGTGTGTCGCAAGTATTTGCAGAAGTCTTAAATGAATCATAATTAGTTTCAAAAGCATCATTAGGTAATCCTTTTCCATATCTACTATTTCTTAAATAATCTAAAAGAACTAAAGATGAGTTTGCAGAATAAGCCCAAGTTGTAGGGTCATCTTGTCTATGTGAACCAGAACCACCTTTAGTAGAATCTAATCTAGGGTCATATATTTTTTTACCTCTTACAGTTACTCTAACTTCTGGTAAGCCATTAAAAGCATCTTGATTCCATTTAAACCTTAAAGCAACATAAGCAAGACCAGATAGTTTATGATCTGAAGTCCAGTTAGTTGTTTCGTCAAGCAAAGAAGAAGCTGATTGATTGTCTAATCCAAAAAATCCTTGAATAGATATTAAAGATTCGCCACCTTTATAGAAATTAGTATCTGAACTAGATACACCTCTTAATGTTCCATTAGTTAATGCACCATCAAATGTAACTAGTTTATCATCTACATAAACTTCATCTATTGCTGTAATTCCTGCCCCACCACCCTCGCACAATATTCCTGCTACATAAAGATATTGATTATCGCTACCTGAAGATTCAACAAATACTCTTGTTAAACCAACTTGTCTTTTGCCATAAACAATAGGAATAGGATTATTGTTAGAATCTTTATTTACTAATGTTCCTTTAGCTTCGTCTTGTGATGATTGTCTAGGTGCTTTTGGTTTTGGTGCAAGAATATAACTTATTGCAGTTGTTATTACAAATTGAATGATTGCTGATGCTATTACACCTTTAGCCATTATACGTGAAACTCCCTTTTAAACTTTTCTGATTTTCTATAAATATGAAAGTTATTATCTTGTCTTACCCATTTAACAGATTGATTAACTTCAATCTTATCTCTAAAATAATTTTTAACCCACTTCATAATTTGTAAACAATTACTTTTTGCTAATACATTCATAACCCAAATGTTATCTCCACAATTCCATTCATTGTCTTTTAGCTTTCCAGTTAAAACAAATCTTTGTTCAACATTATCACTAAGAAAAGCCCAGTTAGTAAATCCTATATCTTGATTACCTAATCTGTGTATTTGATATTGGTCTAAGTTAATTGATGGAGTAATCATATTAACTAAAAATTCATAAGATAATTTATCGTACTTAGGAAACTGTCTAAATAAATGTACTATTCTATATAAGTCATTCATTAAGCTGAACCCCACTTAATTCTTTGTGCAGTCTTAGAAGCAAACTCCATTCCTTTGTCATTAGGAAAATAAATCTTTTGTGAGTTCTCGGCAGTTCTTCTTCCTGAAGTCTTTTCAAAATCTGCCCAATGAGAAGCTATAATAATATTAACAGATGAAGTTGTTTCATTTTCTTCTAAAGTAAAGCTAGATATTCTTCCATCAAATAAAAGAAATGGGTCAGCTATTAGTGCCTGACTATCATTTAAGAAACCTCTATAAACTTTAGCTTCTTTATTCATGTAGTTATTATTAAGTAACAAAGAAATGATTGTTGTATCTGCACCTGAGAATTTAAGTGATAATGTATTTACTGCTACATCTGCGTTCTCTTGTACTTCTGAACTTCCTAAAAATAAAGATGAAGCTGTATAAGTATCTCCACCAAAAGTTAAATCTTTATAATGATCTGTGTAATATGTGCCAGTACTAATTCCAAGATAAACAAGTTCTACTGGATTAAGTTTATTAGTAGCTATCTCGGCTATGACTCCAGCAGTTAATGATCTTGTCATTACAGTACCTCTATTAAATCAATTTCGTATTGAAAGTAGTTTTCTGTACCGATAGTAAATTCTTGAATATCTCCAGTTAGTCCAACTGTAAAATCTACATTGTCATAAATGATTACTGCATTGTCAGCTACGTTTGCTCTTAGTGGTGGTTCAAAGGTTAATGTTCCTGCACCAGAACCATTTGAATCAACATCAGCTACACACATATAAACTTTTGCTTGTCCAGTAAATCTAAAGAAGTCTCCAGCTTTAAGTACACCAGTTAAATTGTTTCCCATACCATCTATTGAGCAAGTAGTAACACCAGCACTAATAGCACCTGCTAATGAAATAACTGTACTAGCAGAACCTAAAGCATCATCAATAGTTGGTGGAGTATATTGGAATGATTCCATTTGTGATCTTTGTTTCATTATAAAAGCAAGAATTGGTGCAAACTCACTTCTAGTCATAACTGGGAATCTAAGTCTTAGTCTAAATTTCTGTCCATCAATTTGTCTTGCTTGTCGTCTCCCAGAAGCAGTTGTAGTTACAATAGTATTTTGGTTAGAACTGATTGCTACGTCTCTTGGAGTTGGAGTTGTTGGGAATGTGCCACTCATACTATATTAGATTTTCCTTTTTGATTAGCACCTTGATTAACTAAGTTAATTATAGTTGCTCTATTATCAATTAATAATTCTTTAATACCTCTAACATCATTTGCTTGAATATTAAATGTTATATTCATTCCAGTTCCTGCTAGATCATGGTTAGGTACAATAGTTCCACTTGTATTAGGTACAAATACTTCTCTACCTCTTTCTCCGACAGTAATTGGCATACCACCTCTAACAGAACCACCTTCTGCATAATCAGTATAAATAGCATCTCCAGCTTGTTCACCACCAGTAAAAAAACTAGTACCTATTTTTAATAAAGAACTTAAAAAATTACCACCCCCACCACCGCCAACAGATGCTTGTGCAGTTTTAACTGCTAATATAGCTTTTTCAATAGCTAGTTTAGATACAAGAACAGCTATCTCTTTTAATTGAGCAGAAATAATTTCTATTAAAATAGTTTGTGCAACTCCTTTTAAAGTACCTTGTAATGATTTTCCTAATACTATTGATTCAGCAACACCTTTTGAAAATCCTTCTATTGCTCTATTCATTCCTTCTGCAATACTAGTAGTTACACTTTTTGTAACTTCGTTTAAGTCATTAAATTTTTCCATTATTTTTTCTAGGGATTTTACTAATGAATCTTCTGGTATTGTAAAAGGGATATCTTCTGGTTCAAATGGTCTTGATCTAGTTATTTCTAAACCCAATCGTTCTGCTTCATCTAATTTTTTTTGTAAATCTACATTTTTAATTGTTTCAATTGTTTCTAGTGCGTTTTGTAAACCTTCACTTTCAAAACCAAAAGAATAAGGGTCAGCTTTTTTAGCATCTTCAATTGACTTTTTAAAATTTTGCAATCCTTGTGTGGCTTTTTCTGAATTTGTATAAATTAAAAGAAAAGCACCAGCTATAACACCTAATGCAACTCCTATTGGAGTTAAAAATGCTACATTTAAAAGTCCTATTGCTATTGCTAATTTTCTTATACTTTCTATAACTTTAAATATTTGTGTTCCAACAAATATAGCTATAAATAAATTTATATTATCAACAAATATTTTTAATGCCCCACCAACAACTATTAAAGCTTGACCTAATACTTTACCTAAGGTTGAAGCAAATTCATTTATTGCTGTTTTGTTTTGTCTAAAAAATAATTCTAAATCTCCTAATTGTTTTTTCAGTACATTAAAAAACCCAACTGAAACTTGACTTGCAAAAGAGAATAATATGTTTTGTAAAGCAATAATAGAACCAGAAACACCTGCCTTTAAATTTTCGTTTGCTCTACCAAATCTACCACTTCCTGAAAATTCTCTTTCAAAAAATTTTAAGGCATCACTACCACCTACTTCTAGTCCTTTTGGTATTCCTAATAATATTCTAATATTTTCATCTGCAAATATTCTTGCATTGTTTAAACCTTTAGTAGTTGCTTTACTAAATTGATCTACTGTTGTTTCAAATCCTAGACCAGTTTGTGCAGATATATTAGATATAATTTCTAAATTTTTAGCTAATCTTTCAGGTGAACTTCCTAATGCTAATAATTTTTTTGATGATGCAATAACTTCCTCTAATGGAACTCTTGCTCCTATTGCGAATTGAGTAAATTGGTCAAATGCTTTACCACCTTGAACTGTGCTTCCAGTTAAAGAAGCTAATCTAGCTTTTGCATCTTCAGCTTTTCTACCAATATCAACTAAAGATTTTAAAGCAACACCAGAACCTAAACCTATTAATGCGTTTCTTAAATTAAAGACTGAACCTTTTAAAGATTCAAAAGCTTTAGAAGCATTATCTATGACATTAAGTCTTATATTTAGTTGCTGATCTGCCATATTCTTGTTTCTCTCGTTCTGCCTTCAATTTAAAGTAAGCTATCCAATAATAAAATTCATCTTGCGACATACGCAAAACTTCTTCCATACTAAGTTTTAACTCTTGACCCAAAGCAAGTATGGAATACAACTCAGAATCAAATCTTACTTTTTTTCAGCTTCCTCGTAAGAAACACCAGCTAACATTTCTGTTGCTACTTTAGCTATAACATTTGCATCAGCATTATTCAATAATGTTAGCTTGTCATCTAGTTTAAATATTTTATTTCCTTCTGAGTCTTTAGCTTTTAAAACGATTGCATCTACTAATACTCCTAGATCATCATTCCTTGCACCTTTAAATAGGTTTCTTTTTTCACCTAAAGTAAATGGTGAGCAATATATTATTAAAGGTTTGCCTTCCTCGCCCCACTCAGCAACCTCTATCTTCTTAATGCCAAGACTTTCAAATTGTGCCTTCACTCTATCTATTACGTTCATATCTTCCTTTTCTAATTAATTATTGTGTTGATAATGTTAATGCACCAGTACCAGTAAATGTAGTTTCAGCTTCTACCATTCCATCAAAAGATGCACTTACGTTGTAACCAGTTACGATTGCAGAACCTTCATAAAATTTATCACCTGAACTTGCTCCCTCAGGAAATACTTTAATTGTTATTTCAGTTCCTACTACCAATAAAATTTGTCCTGCATCAGCTTCATCAAAAAATAAACTTGCTGAACCAGAAAAACCTTTTAGACCTGCTTTATATGTTCTTGAAGAATCACCTAAAGAAGTATCTTCAATAGTATCTGCTGTTTGTTCTAATGTGTAACTTCTCAGTTCACCTAAAACAGTATTAGACCCAGATATTTTAATTGTTCCTTCTGAGCCAGTATGAGTTGCCATGTTGTTCTCCTTGTTTGTTTATATTAGGGAGTGCCAGAAGTGTATTGATACATAACTCGCACCACCATTCTGATACCACCTATTGGGAACAAAACTCCTTCATCAGTAGATACTTCTACTACTTGAGTTTGTTTTGCATACCCACCTCGTGTTCTATCAGAATTTAATCTAGTTTCAATCGTAGTGATTAACTCATTACGTTTTGTGTCAATATTTGTTGTAGTTCCTTTTACATATCCAACAATTACAAAGTCAGCAGTTGCTTGTCTTGTAATAGTGCTTGATGTCATTGTTTCATCTGATCTTACTTCATTACCAGATTGAACAAAACAAGCTGGATATTGTTGTTCAGATAATTCATCTACGTTAAAAGGTTCTCTTGTAACCTTCTTTAAAGTTATTGGAGATGTTCCAGTTGAAATTGCTGTTACTATATTTCCTGCTATATCTTCTCGTTTACTCATAATTTACTAAGCTTGTTATATGTTTGCATAAATACATTCATTACTGGTTGAATCTCTCTTGCACCAATAGCAAAGAATTTACGTTTCTTTTGATTACCTAAAGCTTTAACATTTTGGAACTTATTAGCAAAAT